ACACGTGAGCGCGGACTCGGCAGACGCCTCATTAGGGTCGTAATTACCCGGTGCGCGAGGCTTGCGGTTTCTATGAATGCCACCATCGCGGCTTCTGGAGCTCTGGTGTGGTCCGAGCCTGGTCTCGAGGTGGACCTGACGAATGCCACCGCTGCTACGATTAACCAGCTCCGCGAAAGCTTTCAGATACAGAAGCTCCTCGAACGCGATGCGCGCGGCGGCACGCGTTACACCGAGCTCCTGCGTTCTCACTTCGGAGTGATTTCTCCCGATGCACGTCTTCAGCGTCCTGAATATCTTGGCGGCGGTTCTTCTCAGATTCAGGTCACCCCGATCGCCCAGAATTCTGGGACCGGCGCATCCGGCACCACCACTGCACTGGGTACACTTGGCGCCGCTGCCACTTCTCTCGCCAATCGACATGGCTTTTCTCAGTCATTCACCGAGCACGGATACATCATCGGATTGGTGAACGTCCGCGCGGATCTCAGCTATCAGCAAGGGACACGCAAGCTCTGGTTGCGCCAGACGCGTTACGACTACTATTTCCCGGTGTTCGCGCATCTCGGCGAACAGGCTATTACGAACCGCGAAATCTTTACCCAGGGCACGGCGGCCGATGACGCCGTGTTTGGCTACCAGGAACGCTGGGCCGAATATCGTTACAACCCGTCTCTGATTACGGGTCTCTTCGCTTCTTCCGCTGCCGGCACGCTCGATTCATGGCATCTCTCTCAGTCGTTCGCGACTCTTCCGACGCTCAATTCCGACTTCATCAAGGACACTCCGCCTATGTCCCGTATCCTGGCGGCCGGAGCTCTCGCAGACGGTCAGCAATTCATTTTCGATTCGTTCTTTGAGATCAACATTGCACGTGCAATGCCTCTGTACTCTGTGCCTGGCCTGGTGGACCACTTCTGATGAATCCGGCGCTTATCGCCGCTGGCCTTGAGTTCGCCGGCGGATTGTTATCCAACTCATCCAACGCTCGCGAAGCGTCCCGTCAACGCGACTGGCAGGAGCGAATGAGCAACACGGAAGTCCAACGCCGTGTTGCGGACCTTCGCGCTGCCGGCCTCAACCCTGCATTGGCGTACGGCCAGGGCGGCGCGTCCACTCCATCCGGCGCCAAGCCCGAAATTCAGAACCCTGCGAAGGGCCTGACGTCTAACGTTATTGCTGCATCGCTGCAGAAGGCGCAATTGGAGAACCTCACTGCGCAGACCGGCCTTACGCAAACCACGGCCCGCAAGGAAGCGGCCGTCGCCGACGTGGCCGAGCTGGAACGCGACAACGCGGTCACGTACTCGGCATTCAACGCCGGCAATCAGTCTCGCAAGCTCTCCACTGAAGTGACCATCCTTGCGAACAACGCGAAGAAAGCCCTTCACGAGGCCGAAATCGCGGCTACTCAGGAGCAACGCGAACGTGCGCTGGCTCCTCTTGTCGAGGAATACCAGCGCGTCCTTATCCAGGCTGAAAAGCTGAAGATTCCTGAAGCCAAGGCTCTCGCCAAGTTCTACGAAACCGTTCCTGCGGCCAAGTGGGCCGCCATCCTTCGCTCCATCCTTCGGAAATAGGAAGACCATCATGACTATGCAAAACCACAAGCCTCGCGCACCGGGTAATTACGACCCTAATGAGGCGTCTGCCGAGTGCGCGCTCACGTGTTCCGATCCGACTCGGACTCAACAACATCAGCGCGCCGATACAGATATCAATCTCATTGTCAAGCGCTATATGCAGACCGGCGTTTTGCCGCAGACTGCTCTCGCCCCTCTTTACGGCGACTTTGAAACCGTCGACTTTCACGACGCTCAGAATCGGATTGCCGCGGCGCGGCAAGCCTTCATGCGAATCCCCGCGGAGATCCGCGCCCGCTTCCAGAATGACCCTGGCGTCTTCGTCGAATTCGCGTCCAACCCGGAGAACGAAAGTGAACTCGTCCGTCTCAAGCTCCGCGACCCTCCTCCGAAACCTGCTGTCAAAACTCCGCAGCCTTCGCCAGCGCCCTCGGACGGGCCTGCCAACCCTCCCCCACAGGGATGACACGGAGATCGTCCTGAAAGGCCCTACGGTCCGTTACCGGCGAACCCCCCGCGAGGGGGGTTAGCCGTCTGCACAGTTGCCCTTACTAGATATCAACTGTGCTAGGTGACACCAAGTCACCTAAAACCCTACAATGTCGGCTTAGGCCGACTCTCAACACACCCGGAGTCCTACATGCGCCCTTCTTCCCGCAAGCCCGTTTCCAAGGCTCAATCCTCCCGCAGGTTTCGTAACGACGGCAGAACCACCAAGGCCGCCAATGTCGCACCCCCACCTATGCGCGGCGGTTTCCGGCTCTAAAGGCCGGTGCCCTGTTACAACCCTCTTCCCGCGTATCACCTCGTGGATCCAGACACGGGGCGGCGGGAAGGGGTCTCTTTCAAGCCTGTGCCTGGAGCCCACGAGCTGACGATTCCGTGCGGCCAATGTATTGGCTGCCGTCTTTCTAAATCTTCGAGCTGGGCGACTCGCGTCATGCACGAAGCTCAGTTTCACGAGCATTCCTGCTTCCTGACGCTCACTTATGGGGACGACTTTCTCCCTTCCGACTCCGGTCTGCGCTACGAAGATTTCCAACTCTTCATCAAGCGCTTGCGCAAGTGGCAACCCGATAAACGCTATTCCGTCGTCGACGGAAAACGCATCCTCGTCAACCCGATCCGCTTCTACATGTGCGGCGAATATGGCGACCAATACTTGCGCCCCCACTATCACGCAGCGCTTTTCGGCGCTGTCTTCCCTGATATGCAAGTCTTCCGCAAAACTGAAAGCGGAAGCCTGCTCTACACGTCCGAAATTCTCACGAAACTTTGGTCACTAGGTCACGCCTCGATAGGCGACCTGACATCCGACTCCGCGGCGTATATCGCGCGCTATGTCGTCAAGAAAATCACCGGCGCAGCCGCTGAAACCCACTACCGTCGCGTGGATCCCGACACCGGCGAGATCTTTCAAGTCTCGCCCGAATTCACTCGTATGTCCCTGAAGCCGGGTATCGGCTCTCAATGGATCAAGCAATTTCACGCCGACGTGTACCCCACGGACCGTATCAACACTCTCGGGCGGCTCAGTAAACCGCCCCGTTACTACGACACACTAATGGAGGTTATCAATCCCGACATACTCACAACCGTCTCTGAGCGTCGCTATAGACGAGCGATTCTCCAAAGCGAGGACAACACCGACGCTCGGCTAAAGGTCAAGCAAAAACTAGCCCTCGCTAGAAACAAGCTTCTAAAACGCAATCTGGAATAAACCTATGCCTAAGCTTCAAGTTCTATCGGTCCGTGACCGGGCCGCCGATGTCTTCGGTCGGCCCTTCTTCACCGCTTCGATCGGCAGCGCCATCCGGTCGTTCTCCGATCATCTCAACGGAAAAGACGATTCCGAAATGGTCAAGCATCCGGAAGATTTCGATCTTTTCCACCTCGCCGTGTTCGACGACGAAACCGGCTCGTTCGAGAATCTCGAACGGCCTAAGCAGGTCGCCATCGGCAAGGACACCGCTATTCCGCGAGCAAAGACTGTGGAAATGTTTCCCAAGTCTTAAACACAAGCGCGGGAGGCCGCGGGATTTTGAATCCCGCGTTCTTCCGCGCAATTCAGGTAACCACCACGATGACTTTCCGTCGTACCCGTTACCGCTACCGCACGCGCGCTCAGATCGAGCGCTCGCGCTATGTTCCCCGTAAACCACCACCAAAGGCGCCAAGGAAATGATGCACAAGAACAAGTCTGTCGACGTTCACAACTTCGCCATGATTCCCCGCGCGGATATTCCGCGCTCTTCTTTCAAGATCGAACACGCCCACAAAACCACGTTCGACGCCGGTTATCTCGTCCCGATCTATGTCGACGAAGTTCTTCCCGGCGACACTTTCAAGCTCAAGATGACGGCTTTCGCCCGTATGGCAACGCCTATCTTTCCGATCATGGACAATCTTCATCTCGACTCTTTCTTCTTCTTCGTTCCCAACCGTCTCGTGTGGGAAAACTGGCAGCGCTTTATGGGCGAGCGTGACAGTCCCGACGATCCGATCTCGTTTACGATCCCGCAGACATGGACTACTGAAACCGCCGGTCCATCGCCCGGCCTTCTTGCCAACTACTTCGGTC